TTGACTCCAGACAGGATTAAGGTACTATCCATCACTAAAAGTAAAGTGTTTGAATGTAATTGCGATGTGAATCGCACCATTACAAACACATATAACAATACAGTGCATGAAAAGGCGAGGACATGCTATGTCACTTCTCGTGTTTATCAGAGGTCACCTCTTGCGAATCCCGACATCTCTGTCGGGCTTAGCGATCGATTCGGAAAAAAGCAGCTCAGCCTTGCGGTTGCGCTACTCCTTCAAAAAAGATAGGCGAATTGATAAAACAATAATAACAGACATATAACGTCCATGAATGCTGATATCACACTAAACACAATAGCGTTTAAAAAGTCGTTCGATTCTTCGAACGGCTCTGAACGCAGATCCTCCGCGCGCGGGGTTAATACACCAGACATCCTGTCGATTCGTCGTCAGGATGCTACCGATTCGAAGACCAAAACCGCCCAAAAGCGGTATAATCTTCGTATCGATCGCACGGATGAGACAACGGAAGGGGTGAAGTATACTACTTCGGCCTACGCCGTTATCGTTATTCCGGAGCAAGCTAGCCAAGCACAGATCGATAATGTCATTGCGACATTTCGAGCTGCTGTGGCTGCTTCTAGCCCAGAGGATATTGTGGTTGGGATGCTAAACGGCGAGTAATCGCTTAAGCTTCCTAATCGTGATACAGAACCAGGTAACGTGAACACACAGACAAATATGACAGCTATAGAGCAAACATACAAACGCCTGCTAGCAGACATCAATAGATTGACCGGCGGTCTCATATATGAGAGTGGTGCGATGTCAAGGTTGATATGGTGCATACAAGATGCACCTAAGTTAGACAAGCAGTTATTAAGTCATCTCGAGACTGGAACTCCCATTGTATGGGAGAACTGGCCCGAGGGGCTTCAAAATGCATTGAAACAATTCCTGATCACGGATGATCCGGAGTTACTAATGCATATAAGACAACTGCTTGTGTTCTGCTACAAAGCCGAACACAGACATGATGAGCAAACGGAGGCGAAAGCCTACGATAAATGGCACAAGACCAACTGCGAAGTCGAAGCTTGGGATAGCGCTAATATTATTAGCAATATCCCTCGTGCGGCTGCTGCGAGAGGTCTTATTCAGACAACGCTGAGATCGTGCAATTGGAACAAAATAGTTCCTAAGCATGGTCCTGGCGCTGTCTTTGACAAGTCGACGCCTAAAGGAAAATGGAAGACGTGGTTTACTACCATCGAAGCCTTCTTTCCATATTGCGACTTCTACGATGTCGGTAACAACCTGATCGAATCGATCGGCGCGCCCGTTATCATTGAAGACGAAATTACGGCTAGACTAGTCAGTGTACCGAAGGATAGTCGCGGACCTCGGCTCATATGCGTTCACCCTGCGGAATCTATTTGGATTCAACAAGGGTTGCGCCGTGAGCTCGAGAGAGCGATCATCCGACGTCCGAAGTCCTTTCCAACACATTGGTATCACCCTTCTGGGTATATCAACTTTAACGACCAGAGTATAAACGGATTGAAGGCCCTTCAAGGGTCTTCTTCTTCCGAATTCTCAGAACGTTATGCTACCATTGACCTCGCCGAGGCCAGTGATAGATTGAGTGTTGGTGTAGTTCGTTACCTTTTGGGTAAGCACTACAAGTACTTCGATTGCTGTAGGGCCAGTAAGGTTGACACCCCACAAGGGTTAGTCAATCTTAGTGCATATGCTCCTATGGGAAACGCAACTGTGTTTCCTATTCAGAGCTTGTGCTTCTGGTCAATCTGTGTTGCAGCCATGACAACCTTGGGGATTCATCATCCCTTGGAATGTTATGTCTTTGGCGACGATATTATCGTCC